TTTGAATTTATGTCGCAGAAACTCTACGACTATACAATAATAGGATTATTTCTATTATGCGTATTTCTTGCAGGAACATATTTTCCAAACGAAGAAACAAAAAGCAAGATACGTCAAAACACAATAGATGAGATCAGGAAGATTGGAATATTTGAACCAAAGATTGATACAAGTTCAAATGACAAGTTTATAGATAGCATGAAAAAATGTATTGCCTTTATAAACTTAGACTTAAAAGAAATAGACAGAGTACCAACTGCTCTGGTTATTGCACAAAGCATAGTAGAATCCGATTTTGGAACTTCTAGATTTGCGAGAGAAGGCAATAACTTATTTGGAATTAGAGTTTGGAGTAAAAACGGAATACTACCACATAAACAACACGAAAGTTCAAACTGGAGAATAAAAACATATTCAACTAAATGCCAATCTGTAAAAGATTATATAAACGTACTTAACAATAATCATCACTATTCTGATTTTAGAAACCTAAGGTTTAGAACTAAAGACCCAGTTAAATTAGCTGAAACATTAGAGAATTATTCTACTAGCCAAACTTACCGAACTGAGATAATTCGCATGATTAATAAAATTAAACATAAAATATAATGGCAAACGAAACTACATCATCAACTTTAGCAGTTCTTATAAAAAACAAAATGAAAGTTAAAGGAACTTACAGAGTTTATGGAACTAAAAAACCAAAGAGAAAAAAGAAATGAAGAAACCTATTTGGGAAACTAAAAGACCACCTAATATTGGCAAACCAAAACCATTCAATACTAAATCAAAAGCTTATAAATCTGCAAGACGATCAGCAGGTCAAAAATTCGGAAAGAAAAACAGTTTTGTTAAAAACCTTTATATAGCAAAGAAACTTAAATCAAAATGACATACGCACTAATTTGTTTAGGACTTTTAATATCAATAATAGCTGTAATTTATTTATTAGTTAGAATTTGCAAATGAGTTTACCTAATGAAATAGTCTTTGGAAGCAGACTTGTTAAATTAGATTATATTGAACACGAAGCAGCATCTAAGAAAAAGATTTTCGGCGAATTTGAATCAGACAAAAACTTAATGACAATAGACAAATCATTAGACAATGTTGAAATGAGCAACACACTACTTCATGAAGTATTTCATTTAATACATGACGAATACAAACTAGACTTACCAGCAAAAGCCGAAGAAATAACTTGTAATTCTATGGCTAATGGACTGTGCCATATTCTTTATCAAAACCAGAACCTACTAGACTTCCTTTACAAATCGTTAAAAAGATAATAATAGAACATTTAACGAACATAGTCGGTTAATATGGAACTTATAAAAAAGAAGGTATCTGAACTTATTCCCTACATAAACAATAGTAGGACGCATAGCGAAGAACAAATTACACAACTTATTTCAAGCATTAAAGAATTCGGCTTTACAAACCCAATACTATTAGCACCTGACAACTCAATCATAGCTGGACATGGCAGATTACAAGCAGTTAAAAGATTAGGACACGAAGAAGTTTCTTGTATTGTTGTTAAAGGATTAACCAAGACACAAATCAAAGCTTTAATCATAGCTGATAACCAATTAGCACTTAACGCAGGTTGGGATTTAGAAAAGTTATCAGTAGAGATTGAAGGTCTAAAAGATGAAGATTTTAATATAGATATATTAGGATTCAAAAACGATTTTATATTAGATTTACTTAACAAAGAAAATAAAGGTCTAACTGATGATGATGCAGTACCTGAAAAACCAATTAACCCAAAATCTAAAATAGGTGATGTTTGGTTATTGGGTAACCACAGATTAGTTAATGGAGATTCAACATTACCTGAAAATGTTGATCTTATGTTTAAAGGTCAAACAATGGATTTAGTATTAACAGATCCACCTTACGGAGTTAATTATTCTGCCAAAAACGAGTTCTTAAATAAATTTGATAAAGGAAATAGAATCCAAAAAGATATTAAAAATGACGAAATAGAAGATATTAAAGACTTCTGTAGTAAATTTATGTCTATTATTCCGTTTAGCGAATACAACATTTTTTATATATTTATAACATCACAACAACTACACAATGTTAGAATGGCTTTAGACGAAAACAAATTCTACACATCTACATATTTAGTTTGGAATAAGAATAACCACGTATTAGGCAGAATGGATTATTTAATGAAACACGAGTTTATAATTTATGGTTGGAAAAATAGACACAAGTTTTATGGAAACAAAACAGCAAGTGTTATAGATTTTGATAGACCACTTAAAAACGATTTACACCCTACAATGAAACCAGTAGGTTTGTTAGAAAAGCTTTTAGAAGATGGTTCTTTACCAAATCAAAACGTATATGACCCATTTTTAGGTAGTGGAAGCACATTAATTGCTTGTGAAAAACAAAATAGAAAATGTTTTGGCTTTGAATTAGACGAAGCTTATACAGATGTAATTATTAACAGATGGCAACAATTTACTGGAAAAGAAGCTATACATGAGCAATCAGGAAAAACATACAATTCAATCTGAGGAGAAAAAGGTAGGCAGACCAAAGCTTGATATTGACCCAGAACAAGTCAAAAGATTAGCTAGATTACATTGTTCTATGCAAGAAATGGCAGATTTCTTTGGTTGCCACAGAGATACATTACACAATAATTTTTCAGCAGAAATAGACAAAGGAAGATCAGAAGGCAATATTTCATTGAGAAGAAAACAATGGCAAATGGCAGTTGAAAAAGGTAATGTTGTTATGTTGATTTGGTTAGGCAAACAAATGCTAGGACAAAGAAACGAAATACTTGAATCCGATAGCAATACACCTTTACCAATTTACGATATAGTTGATGACAAAAAAGAAGTTATTGAACTAAAGGTTGAAGATGGCAAGTAAATGTATATTTTGCAATAAAGAAATGAACAACAAGCTAGAGCAACATATTAAAGCTTGTAATAACTGTACTGTATTATTGCTTATGAAAAAACATAACTTAACTATTAGAAAACCAAAAGCTATAACATTAAACACAAAGAAATATGATAAAGTTTAGTTTAATAAAATCTGACAAGAATCCAAAAGGTGGACTATCATCATCAGGTAGAGCAAGATATAACAGAGCAACTGGAAGTCATTTAAGACCACCAGTTAAAACAAGACCAAATACTATAACTGAATATAGACGCAAAGGCAGCTTCCTAGTTAGAATGGGAAGTGCTAAAGGTGCGTTGTATGATTCTAAAGGCAGAAAAACTAGATTAAAATTATCTTTAGAAGCTTGGGGTTATAAAGGAAATAGCAAATCTGAAGCAGTGGCTTTTGGAAGAAGATATTTAAAAGCATACCAAAATAAAAAGAAGTGAATAATATGTGTGGAAGAAAAAAACCAAAAATGATTGATAGAAAAATGCGAGGAAGCCATGATCTTGAAGTAAGATTATTTGATGCTTTAAAACAGAATGATTTTAACCAAGAAGAAATACAGCGATTAAACTTAATCATTAAAAAGCTAGAAGAAGATTTAGAGAACGTAAATAAATCAGTTAATTAAATGCCATTTAGTAAGCCACAACTAGATGTCTATACTTGTTCAAATAGATTCAGAGTTTTAATTACTGGAAGAAGATTCGGCAAAACACACCTAGCCATGTATGAACTTCTAAGATTCGCAAGTAGAAAACCCAATTCAAAGATATTCTATGTAGCACCAACTTATAGAATGTCTAAAGAGATTATGTGGAAGCAATTAAAGAAACTTACAACTGAAAAAAGATGGATTAAATATGCCAATGAAACAGAACTATCATTGGTACTTAGGAATGGTTCTCAGATAAGTTTAAAAGGTGCTGATAAATCACCAGACAATTTAAGAGGAGTAGGTTTGGACTTCTTACTATTAGATGAATATGCAGATATACCAGTTGAAGCATGGACTGAAGTTTTAAGACCAACTATTTCAGATAAGCATGTAACTGGTAATGTATTATTTATAGGAACACCAAGAGGATATGGTAACT